AGAAATACAAGTTTTACAACCCACATTGTTTTAAAAAGAAATATCGAATATAAAACAACTAAATATTGTAGAGCTCCTATTAGAGAGCCATTTTTTAAGAAGTTTAGAACCTTCTTTCAAGTGGTCCCCTTTTTTTATTTTATTAAAAGGAGTTTTTTAGTAGTGAAGGAAAAGATTAAGCATAAAGAAGCCTTTGAATTTTTTTTGTCAATTGGTGGCATGGCATCTGACAAAAATGTCAGAAAAGTTGCAGAAAAATGGCAGGTATCTGAAAGAACCATCTGGCGTTGGTATAAAAAATACAATTGGAAGGAAAGAGTTGAGCAACGGAATATTGAAAACGGTAAAAAGTTAGAAAAAAAAGTCGATAAAGCGATAGTGCAATCAAAGGCAAATTACAGGGCTTTAATATCGAAGGTGGTTAAGAAATTTGAAGATAAATTAAAAGACGGAAAAATAAGAATCGAAAGACCAGAGGACTTAAATGTGATGGCTAAGCTTGACTTGCTGTTAATGGGTGAAAACCCCGAAGATAAAAATTTGGAAATACATGTAACCATAGAGGGTAAAAAATGATATCTGGTATATACGCTATTAACAATATAATTAATGGACATAAATATATTGGTTCATCTATCAATATAAAGGAACGGTGGAGATTACATATTCTTAGACTTAAGAATAATATTCATCATAATATACATTTACAGCGAGCATGGGAAAAATATGGAGAAGAAAATTTTAATTTTATCATTCTTCTTAAATGTGAAATAAAACATTTATTAAAGAACGAACAAGATTATCTTGACAAAGAGTCTCCTGAATATAATATTTGCCCTATTGCTGGGAATAGTTTAGGGGTAATTCGTAGTGACGAATATAGAAAAAAACAAAGTATAGTACAAAAAGGCAAAATAATATCTGAGGAAATTCGCAAGAAAATATCTATTAGAATGATGGGGAAACAAAATAGTCTTGGCATACGTCATACCACTACAGAGGAAACAAAAGATAAAATTAGAAATACTTTATTGGGGCATACTGTTTCAGAAGAAACAAGAATAAAAATAGGTAATAAAAATTCTGGTTATAAGCATACGGAAGAGGCTAAGAGAAAGATAGGTCTGGCTTCAATTGGTAATAAATATGGGTTAGGCCGTACACAATCAGAAGAAGAAAAAATAATGAGAAGTGAAAGCCAAAAACTTAGATGGAGAAAAGAAAGAAATCGCTTGAGAGAAATAAGTAATGCGTTGTGATATAAAAATTGATGAAGATATCTTTAATCCAGTCTATATTCCTTATTTAGACAATGATACAAGAATACAAATATTTTTCGGTGGAGCTTCGGGAGGTAAAAGTGTTTTCGTCTTTCAAAGATGTGTGGTAGACCTCTTAAAGGGTGGCCGAAACTATCTTGTAATCAGAAACACAGCGAATACAATAAGAGCTTCAGTTTTTAACGAAATAAAGAAGGTTATATCAAACTTTGGTGTAAGTAAGCTATTCAAGATTAATAAATCGGAAATGACTATAACTTGCGGAAATGGATATCAGATACTCTTTAGGGGTTTGGATGATCCCGAAAAGCTTAAATCAATTATACCGGAAAAGGGCGTTATTACTGATGTTATTGTCGAAGAAGCAACTGAAACAAAGAAGGAAGCTTTTAGGCAATTAAAAATAAGAACACGAGGGTTAGCTGGCGGGGTTAAAAAGAGGATAACATTATTGTTCAATCCTATTATGCGTAGCCACTGGATATTTAAAGAATTCTTCATCAATTGGGTAGAAGGTAGCTTCGAATATCATGATGAAAACTTAACAATTCTAAAAACGACTCATAAGAATAATAGATTCTTAGAACAGGCTGACCATGACGAATTAGAAAACGAAAAAGACTCCTATTACAGGGACGTCTACACCTTAGGCAACTGGGGTATATTAGGCGACTTAATCTTTACTAACTGGAAAGTCGCAGACCTGTCGAAGCTTAAAAATACCTTCGGGACTTATTATAACGGACTGGACTTCGGGTATAGTAATGATGAAGCGGCGGCAGGTAGGCAAGCCATCAAAGGCAAGAAGCTATATATCCTACAGGAGATAATATATGAGAAGGGGCTAACCAATGACGTTATAGCCAGTATATTAAAGCCTGCTATCGGTAAGGAATATATAAGGTGTGATTCAGCTGAGCCTAAATCAATAGCAGAATTAAGAGGCTACGGTATAGAAGCTCTATCAGCAAAGAAGGGCCCGGGAAGTATCAACTTTGGCATACAGTATCTGAAGCAATTTGAAATTGTTATTGACCGTACTTGCCAGAATGCAATTAACGAATTTCAACAATACCAATGGAAAAAGGACAGGGACGGCGTGGCAATGAATGTGCCGGTAGACAAGTTCAATCATTTTATAGACCAGGTTAGATATTCGCTTACAGAAAGAATTTTCGAATCGAAGGAAGAGAAGGAATATACTGCCGATGGATTAGGAATATTTTAGAAAATAATACGTAAGGAGATTATCATGAACATAAAAGATATTTTAGAAAAGTATGAAAGCGATTTTCCAAAAGTGATCACTATCCTATGCAAAGACCCAGTAGAACGTGATATTGAAAAATATAATAAAGAATACAAAGGGGAACATGATATTTTAGACCGTCCTAAAAAAACCATTGGTAAAGGTTCAACAACTAAGACTGTTGAACAAGCTAGACTTGTTATTCGATACCAAGAAAAAATAGTTAACATGGCAGTAGCTTTTCTATTCGGGGACCCCGCAAAATTGATATTAGGCAATAAAGAAGATAAATATCAAGAAACCTTTAAATTGGTGAACAATATATGGATGAATAATAAGTTGGATTACTTCAATAGGAAGTTAGCAAGACGGTTATTCGTGGAAACAAAGGTGGCTGAACTCTGGTATGTTCTAATTGATAATAATAATATAACACATATCAAGGTAGCTTTATTATGCGATGAAAACGGCGATGATATTTATCCCCATTTTGATGAAAACGGCGATATGGATGCCTTCACCAGACGATATAAATTAGAGAATATTGATGGCAAAACTTATGAACATGTAGATATTTATACCGCTGAAAATACTATTTATGGAATCAAGAAAGGGGATACCTGGCAAAGAGAAAAGAAGGATAACCTATATGGCAAAATTACAATAATTTATTACGAACAAACTGAACCAGAATGGACATCAGTGCAGAGCGAAATTGACAGAATAGAAATGTTGATTAGTAAATCAGCGGATACAAACGATTATTTTGGTTCACCTACACTGATGCTAAAGGGCAAGATCATTAATCCACCGGAAAAGGCTGAGGTCGGGAAGATATTGCAATTTAAAGGTGAACCTAATGCGGAAGGTAAAATTGATTATGGCGACGCTGAATATTTAACCTGGAAGAGCGCTCCGGAAGCTACAAAATTAGAATACGAGACTTTAAAGGATATTATTCATTCTCTAACTTCTACTCCTGATTTATCTCTCAATAACGTTAAAGGATTAAACAAAACATCTGGGGAAGCTTTTAGATTTCTCTTTATGGACGCTATTCTGAAAGCGAAAGATAAGGAAGAGATATTTGGAGAAGCATTAACCAGACGGGTTAATCTATTAAAAGCAATTTTATCGATAACTAATATAAAAGCCAAAAAATCTTTAGAAGAATTAGATATATCGATTGAATTTGGAGATATTTTACCTAAAAGCATAGATGAATTAGTAAAATCCTTATCAGTTGCCCGCGGTGGTGATGTAATAATGAGTAGAAAAGAAGCTGTAAGAAAAAATCCACTCGTCAGTGACGCGGAGGAAGATATAGAACGATTAAAGGAAGAAGATAAGAGCGAGACGAGTAATCTTGGAGAATCATTTAATGTTTAAAAAGACGAATCTCGGAATAATAGGATGTGGAGTTATCGGTGAAAGCCTTGCCAAATTATTGGAAGATATGGGGCATTTTGTTCAACGATATGATCCGATTAAAAATTTATTTGATGATATTTCCAAATCCAGAATTGTTTTCATTTGCGTACCTACTAAGGCCGACATGAAATTCGAAGATGTCAAAATTGCAATGAGTTATGCGAATAACAAAAATAAAAATGGGATAATAGCCATTAGATCAACTTTAATGCCTGGAATGACAGATAAATTTACTAAAATGTATAAGAGGGAATTTGTTTATCTTCCGGAGTTTCTACGAGAGCGAACAGCCTTTTTAGACGAGACCTGTCCTGACAAAATAATTATAGGCACTAAAAAGAGTAAAATATTTGGAATATTCTATAACCTTTTTAAACACGTACCGGACAGAAAGAACAAAATAATGATGATGAAACCGATAGAAGCGGAATTATTAAAAGTTGCTTTAAATAGCTTATATGTAATAAAAGTAGTGTTCGGGAACGAATTATATGATATCTGCGAAAAATATGGGGCAAATTATTATAAATTGCTTAAGGGCTTCAACTTAGATAAGTACATCAACATAATGCACCTAGACCCGTTATTTGATGGATATAGAGGGGCAGGGGGAAAATGTCTTCCTAAGGATCTTAAATTTCTGATCCATGCAGCAAAAATGAAGGAAACCTTCCCAGGAATAATGTTAATGGCTGATCAAAGGAATAGAGATTTATTAAGAAAGGAACTCTAGATGGGCATTGAAGGGCAATTTGAAAATAGGAATATGCTGGATATAATTAGCTATAACAGTAAAATTAAGACAGCATTGAACAAAGCTTCCAATGATTTAGCAATGAGAATTGCTATCATTGAAATGAAAAGCCCGACTAAGATAGTTAATGGATCTTTCTATAAAATAAATAAAAGTTTAGAGAAAAGAATAAATATAATATTAAATAATCTTCACAAAGACATACAATCTAATATACAAAATGGAATTGTTACCCACTGGGATATGGCCAACCTAAAAAATGATAAATTGGTGGGAATCTGGGCGGAAGATATAACTTTAGGCAAAGGGAATATCCCAGCTTCTTTTAATCAATTGAATATGGTAGCCTTGGATAGCTTCTTGGTCCGGACCACAGCCGGAATGAATTTGAGTAGTAGAGTTTGGAATTTAGTCAATGGAGCGAAGGATCAATTAGAACTTTATCTCAGCTCGGGGATAGCAGTTGGGAAAAGTGCAGCAGGGATAGCAAGAGATGTTAAACAATATCTGAACGAACCTAATAAATTGTTTAGAAGAGTAAGAAAAGAAGGAAAATTAGTTTTAAGTAAATCAGCTAGAGGTTATCACCCAGGATCGGGGATCTACAGGAGCTCTTATAGAAATGCTTTAAGACTCACTAGAACTGAAATAAATATGGCATATCGTATGAGTGATTATACAAGAAGACAACAGTTACCTTTTGTAATAGGAATAGAGGTTCATCTATCTGCAAGCCATCCTCGACTTGATATGTGTTTTATATCGGGGATGTATAAAGTATTAACTTCAAAAGGTTGGGTATCTATTTGTAAAATAAAAGAGAACGATTTGGTTTTATCCCATGAAGGGAAATTCAGAAGGGTCACTAAAAAATATAAAACTACTACTCATAAAGTAGAAATGAGAACTATTGAATATAAATGTGGATATGATAATAGAGCAAAATCTAAAAAAATAAGTTCAACAGAAAATCATCCCTTTTTAGTAAATGATAAATGGACTCCGGCAAAAGATATTAAAGTTGGGGATAAAGTCAAAATATTAGCTTCAAGATGTGAATGGTGTGGAAAGAAAATCCCTTATTATAGAGAATATTGTTCCAAGTCTTGCGCAAGTAATGCAACGACAAAAAAACAATGGAGTAACCCAAAACATAGAGAAGGTGTTTCTAAAAAAGAAATAGACAGAGTGATAAATAACCATTCCGATAATTTTGAATTTGTGGATGTAATTATTGAAAAAGTTAAGAGTTGGACTGCTGAAAATAAAGCACCTATAACAAGATATAATCTGGAAGTCAAGAAAGATAATAGTTATATAATAAAAGGTTTTGTAGTCCATAATTGCGATGATCTAGTAGGAAAATATCCAAAAGGCTTTATCTTTATTGGCTGGCACCCGAGTTGTCTATGTTATACGACCTCAATAATGTTGAACAAAAAGGATTCACTTAAATTCATGAAAACCGGAAAAATAGCTAAATCAAAGCATATCCTGAGGATTCCTAAAAAGGCAACAAAATGGATAAAAACAAATGCTAAAGCGATAACAGGATATAAAAATACTCCATATTTTATTAAAGATAACTTCACAAAAGATTTTAAGCTTAAAGATCATGTATTGAGAACAACTATACCTACACCCGCACCGACTCCTGCAGGAACCGATATGCAATTATTAAGAATATCGGAATTTAATAAGAAATATGCTGATGCTAAAATAGAACATTGTATCGCTGTAGACAAAAAAGGCAATATATTAATCTCGAAATCCGGTAGTAAAAACCATATAAATTTCTCGCAAGCTGAATTTGATAGAATGAATGTTGATAATATGATATTTACACATAATCATCCTTCTGGAAGCAGTTTTTCCGGTGATGATATTAATATGTTAGGAGCATATAAAAGAGGGACCGAAGTAAGGGCAATAGGGACAAACTACGAATATAGTGTTAAAATAATAGATAATACTAAATTCCCAAATTCTGGTACCGAATTAAAGGACTTTTTCAGGATAGAAAACACCGCATTACAAAAGAAATACCAGGTAATATATGAATCAAGACGTGACTATTTGATAAAATCTGGGTTTAAATATGATGAAGCGGTAAAATATGCGACGAAGGTAACAAGCCAAAGGCATACACATGAAGCGATGGAAATGTTTGCTAAAAAATTTGGTATAGAATATAAAAGGTGGGTGAATAAATGATGGCCGAAACAAAAAATAATAAAAATTCTTTTCTAAATACAGATGGTACTTTTAATCTCGTTGAAAGATTTCCTGGTATCGATTTTATGATTTACGAAGAGGAAAGTATTAAAAAACAAAAAATCAAAAAGGAGAAACAAGATGCCACTAAAGAGATGCAAAATGGAAAATAAACCAGGCTGGAAATATGGACAAGGTGGTAAATGTTATACCTATATTCCCGGTAATAAAAAATCTGAAACGGCAGCCAAATTAAAAGCTATAAAACAGGGCTTTATAATTGCTAAAAGCTCAGGGGAGGAATTTAAACCATAAATGAAAATATCACAATTAGATTTAACAATTCAATATCACTCTATAAAAGAAGAAATCGACTCAGCCATTAAATCCGTTTTAGAGTCTGGCAAGGTTATTAACGGCGGTAATGTAAAACTAATTGAGAACTTTATTTCAACCTATTCAGGCACCAGATACGGTATAGGGGTTGCTAACGGTTCAGATGCTCTCTATATAGCCTTGAAAGCTTTGGGAATAAAGCAGGGTGACGGTGTTATAACTACACCTTTTACCTTCTTTGCCACTGCTGGAAGCATAGTTAGGGCAGGGGCGACTCCTATATTTGTGGATATCGAGCCAGATACTTATAATATTGACCCTAAGCAATTGAGGGAATGCCTTAACTACCATTATACTTTTACCTCTAAAGGTTGGAGGTTAATGAATAGACAAACCGGCAAGCCAATTAAAGCAATTATCCCCGTTCATTTATATGGTCAGATGTGCAAGATGGATGAGATTATGAAAATAGCCAATAAATATAACTTGAAAGTTATAGAGGATTCTGCTCAGTCGATAGGCTCGGAATATAAAGGCAAAAGAGCCGGCAGTTATGGCGATTTAGCTACCTTCTCATTCTTCCCCACTAAAAACCTTGGCACTTATGGAGACGGCGGTATGATTACAACCTCTAACCCTGAATATGCTGATTATTGCAGGACTTACCGTTCTCACGGAGCAGACCCGAAATACTATCATAAATATATTGGCATTAATTCCCGGCTTGACGAGATACATGCGGCTATACTGCTTATCAAATTAAGATATTTAGATAAGTGGTTAGAGGATAGATGTTGGGTAGCTCTTAAATATCAGGAATTATTCTTTGAATATAAACTAATTGACGATAAAAAAATGACTACAACTTATATAGATTTAGGGGTTATAACTGAACGGAAACACACCTTTAACCAATACGTAATCTACGCAAAAGACAGAGACAAATTACAGGAATACCTAAAACAAAACGGCATAGACACGAGCATATATTATCCATTGTGTTTACACTTGCAGGAATGCTTTGAATATCTTGGCTATGAGGTTGGTGATTTTCCGGTGGCCGAGAATGCAAGTAAACACGTTCTGGCTTTGCCGATGTATCCAGAGCTTATAGGGGAACAACAGGAATATGTAGTAAGTAAGATTAGCGAATTTTACCGATAGGAGATAAATGATACATCCAGATGAAAAATTAAAAGCAAAATTAATAAAGGTAAAAACAAAAGATGAATTATTAATATTTATAAGAGATTTAATTGAACCAGAATATTATAATGCACATAACGATAAACAAAAGAAATTTTACGCTTTATTAATTGATAAAATTACAAATATTAAAGGGGATAAATGAATAAACTAAGATTAGCCTTAATAGGTTGCGGTAGGATATCAGATAATCACTTAAAAGCTGTATTAGCCAATTATAAAGATATAGAGGCAGTGGCTCTTTGTGATATTTTAGAGGGTAAAGCTGCATTAGAAAAATTAGGCTATCAAATATATACACATGAAATAGATATTCCTATAAATCTTGAGAAGATCATACAGCCAGAAAAAATTAACATCTATTCCGATTACAAAGAAATGCTTAAAAAAGAAGATATAGACATCTGCTCTATCTGTACCGAATCGGGCTACCATGCTAAAATTGCTCTCTATTGCTTAGACCACGGCAAGCACGTTATCGTAGAAAAACCGATGGCAATGTCAATAACAGACGCTAACAAGATGATAGATACAACTAAGCAAAATAGGCTTAAGCTGGCAGTCTGTCACCAAAATAGATTTAATAAGCCTATTCAAAAGCTAAGGCAGGCAGTTAATGAAGGGCGATTTGGGCGAATCTTTGCTGGTACTGCTCGAATCCTCTGGAATCGAAATAAAGCATATTACGATAAGGCTAATTGGCGAGGCACTTGGAAGTTAGACGGCGGTTGCTTAATAAATCAATGTACCCACAATATAGATTTACTTCAATGGATGATAAACAGTGAAATAAAATCAGTATATGGACAGACTGCTAACTACATGCACCCCTATATACAAACCGAAGATTATGGAAGCATAATAATTAAATTTGCTAACGGTGCCATCGGAAACATTGAGGGTACTGTAAATGTATATCCTAAAAACTTAGAGGAAACACTTACCATCTTAGGTGAAAAGGGGACTGCAGTTATTGGCGGACTTGCTTTAAATAAAATATTAATCTGGGATTTTGAGGACAAAAAAGATTCGTTAGAACAGGTACAGAAAGAATATAATTTAGATATTGATAATATTTATGGTGATGGACACATTCCACTTTATCAAGATTTTATAGATGCGGTTGGAAATAATAGAGAACCATTGATCAGTGGGGATGAAGGGATAAAATCACTGAGTATAATCTTAATGGCTTATCAGTCTCAGAGATTATCTAGAACTATTAGGTATAATGAGAATATGGATATAAAATCTAATGATTTCGGGAGGATGCTATGAAATTAAAGGATAAAAATGTAATTATCGAAGATAATGTAATAATTGGCGATAATTTCCAAGTTGGTTATAATGTAATTATCAGAAGTGGCACTATAATTGGTAACGATGTTCGGATTGATGATAATGCTATAATCGGGAAACGTCCTATGAGGGCAGATCTAAGCATCTTCAAAGAAGAACTTGATCTAACCATAACCTATATCGGTAATAATTGTTTAATTGGGGCTAATGCAATAATATATATCTGTTCTGATATCGCTGATCATGTTTTAGTTGCAGATTTAGCTTCTATAAGGGAAAATACCAGTATAGATGAATATACTATTATAGGCAGGGGCGTAACGATAGAGAATTATGTAAAAATAGGCAAGCGTTGCAAATTAGAAAGTAATTGTTATATAACTGCTTATTCTGATTTAGCCGATTATGTTTTTATTGCTCCCGGTGTAGTAACAAGTAACGATAATTATATAGGCCGGACAGAAGAACGGAAAAAACATTTTAAAGGCATTACAGTTAAAAAAGGCGGTAGAATCGGAGCGGGGGCGGTTATTCTTCCGGGTAAGGTTATAGGAGAAGATGCCCTGATTGCGGCGGGGAGTGTAGTTACAAAAGATGTGCCTGCTCGAATGGTAGTTATGGGAGCACCGGCAAGGGTTATTCGGAATGTACTCAGTGATCAGTTAATTGAGAATCAAAAATTCTATGTAGGATAAATCAATTATGAAAATACCAAAAAGGATAAGAATAGCTGGACATAATTATAAAGTAATATGGGATGATGAAGGGCTTTCTAAAGAAAGATTAATAGGTAATTATAATAATGATTTTAAGGAAATTAGACTTTGTAAATATTATAAATCTAAACGACCAAGGGCACAATCTGAAATAGAGGAAACATTCTTTCATGAAATTATGCACGGAATAGATAGACATTATAACAATGATTCTCTTAACGAGAAAGAAGTAGGTAGGTTATCGAATGGATTATTTCAAGTTTTAAGCGATAATTTCACAATCAAGGCTAAGAAGGAGAAGTAAGATGAAGAGAATAGGATTTATTTGTATGATAGGGCTTGATCAATTTATAGATCCAATAATAGAAAAATTATCGAATGATTATATGGTGAGAAAATATATAATCAAAACCGAACAGGACATATATAATGCAATCGAATGCACTGATATAATCTTCTTTGAATGGGCAAATCAATCTACTATAGTCGGTACCAACTACATACAAGAGGAGGGCATTAGAGGCAAAAAAGTAATTGTAAGACTCCATAGTTACGAAATCTTTACAGACTTCCCAAAACAAATTAACTGGTTTGCGGTAGACAGGTTAATCTTTGTAGCACCGCATATCAGGGATATATTAAAGGAAACTATTCCCGATATAGATAAAAAGGTTGAATCCGAAGTCATATATAATGGGATCGATATAGGAAATATCCCCTTTAAAAAGCGGGAAGGAGGTTATAATATTGCCTGGGTAGGTTATATTAATCATAAGAAAAATCCTCCAATGACATTGCAGATAATGAAAAAACTAGTCGATATTGATAAGCGTTATACACTCCATATAGCGGGTTCATTCCAGGATACACGATATAAAATCTATCTGGAATACATGATTAAAGAGATGGGATTACAAGATAATATAAAATTCTACGGATGGGTAGAAAATATGGAACAATTTTGGGAAGATAAGAATTATTTACTACACACAAGTATTCACGAAGGGCACTCGTTGGCTATAACGGAGGCTATGGCGAGAGGTATTAAACCGGTTATACATAATTTTAGGGGTGCAAAAGAATTATACGCTAATTTAGATTCTTCTTTGAGAGTCCTTTTTAATACGGTTGAACAGGCGGCTAATAGAGTAAAAATTAATGAATATTATTCGAAAATGTATAGGGATTGGGTAATTGATAGAGATTGGACGTTAAATAATCAAATTAGGCAAATAAAGAAAATATTGGAGGCTATATAAAATGAAACTAAAGATTACTACAAATGAAATACAGACCTATTACGATAATTTTCTTGACCATCTTAAGCATGATCATACTCATGAAAACCCCCGGCATGTTAAAATCAAAAAAGATTTAAAAACTATAATCAAAAAAGGTATGAACGTCCTTGATCTAGGTTGTGGCACTGGAATCACTACAAAATATATAGCCGAATTAGGCGCAGAAGTAACTGGAGTTGATCTATCACCTAAATTAATCAAATACGCAAAGGAAAATTCAATTCATAAAAATATCAAATATATTGTTGGCGATATAACTAAAGCTGATCTCGAAAAGCAGAAATTTGATATAATATGTCTAGTGGACGTGATGGAACACATACCAAAAGAGAATATTTCAGGACTAATAGAAAATATAAAAAAATACACTCACGAGAATACCATCATCTATCTTAATATTCCTGATCCAAGATTGCAATTTTGGATGGTGAAGAATTATCCCGAAAGGCTTCAGGTCGTGGATGAAGCATATTTCATGGTTAATATTTTACACATGTTCAGCTCAATTGGCTTCGGGCCAACTAAAATAGATATCTACGGGATAGATTTTCCTTTACAATATACGAGTTATATCTTTGTAAAGATAGATGTAATATTCTATAATTACCAAAAATATTTTAAACATTGACAGGTAAATATTTTTAATATATAATTTTAAGAAGAGGATTAATCATGGAATCAATAATAGCTGGTTATATATGTGCAGGGGTTATTGCGATTTCCGGTATAGGATGTTGTATTTATTTACATATAAAAGTATATAATCTCCAAAAATAATCTTTAACAAATAAATTAATTAGAGCTCCAAAAAGAGGGCCACTCTAAAATATAATTAAGATATTAGAATGGCTCTCTTTTTTATTGGGAGAAAATAAAAAATAAAAATATAAAGGATAAGTAGTGGACAATAAAGATAAATATGAACAACGTAAAGCTTCACATAGAGAATGGTATAGACAAAATAAAGAAAGAGTAAAAGCTTACGGTAAATTATATCGGGAAGAACATAAAGAAGAAATAAAAATCCGCAGAGAATTAAATCGAGAGAAAACATTAGCTTGGAATCGAAAACATAGGTTAGGAACGGGTACTGGAAAGAATAAAATTAATGGATTAAATAAACGAGAATGGACTGACAATTGCGAGCTTTGCGGAAGAACTATCAAAAAACCACATTATCATCATTGGGATGATAATTTATCTAAAGGAATATGGATATGCTCTCGATGCCATCGAATGGTAGAAGCATACGAACATGGGGATTTTGCATATCTTCAGAAATATCTTCAGTTAAAAGGATATTTAAATAAGCAATTTAAAATAAAAAATAAAAATAAAGGAGATTAAGTAAGATGGATGAGAAGCTAACAACTTTAGTTAAAAAAGCACTGAAGAAAGCAGGGCTTGATGAGGAATTAGCAAAAGACATCAAAATAATTAATGAGTCAGAAATCGAAGCAGAGATTGAAAAGTTAAAAGGTAAGGTAGAGCTTACTCCAGAACAGCTAAAAGAAGCAATCAAAAAGGCTGGGCTGGAAGAAAGTTTTAATAAGCACCTACAGAGTGAAACGGACAGGAGAGTGTCGCAGGCTATCGCTACTCATGACCTTAAACTGTCAAAAGAAAAAGAGGAAGCTATTGCAAAAACAAAAGCAGATGAAGAAAAAAAGAAAGGGCAGGCGAATATGAGCGAAACTGAAAAGACAATAGCTAATCTAACTGAACAAATCGGAAACTTAACCAACCTGGTAAAAGGTGTAACTGAAACAACTGTTAAGGCAAAAAGGGAAACTTTAATAAAGGACTCTTTAAAAAAAGCAGGCTTAAGTGAAGGATTCTCAAAATATATTACAGTCGATAAAGATGAAGATATTGAAGGAAGCGTAAACAGTTTAAAGGACGAGGTTCTCGGACTTAAACAAGCCGAAATTGACAAGAAATTAAAAGAAGAAGGTGGAGCACCTGCAAAGGGCGAAGCAGCAGGAACTATTGAAGAAGAAATAGCGATTACTTTTGCTAAAGAAAAAAACGAGGGTGTTGCTAATCAACCTTTCCAGGGATTAAGCGAAAAAGAGATCAAAAAAGGCGAAGAAATCAAAGAAAAATAGAGTAAACAAATAAATTTAACGAGGTGAAAATATAATGAGTTTACAAATTATAAAAGAAACTGGGGTCAAATATGATCCCGTATTTCTCAAAATACTAGAAGATATTCCTGGCGGAGTGACTGTAAAGACTAATAGATTTCCAACTACTACTAAGGAAATAAAAAAAGGAGCTTTGCTAAACGCTGACGCCTCCAGTGCAGGCCTTTACAACATAATAAAATCTGCAAGATTGACTGCAGCATTCCCCACTGGCGATACAGCGGTCGCCGTTGAAGCTCCACATCTGTTTTTAGTAGGGGAATATCTTAAATTAAATGGTACCGCACAAACTATCAGCAGGGTATCCGCCACTGCTATTGTAGTCCCAACTACTGGGCAAGCTGGCGCAGCCATTGCATCGGGAAGTATTCTCGGCGAAGCTGCTAATCCTACAGGAGCTGTTTTATATGCCGCAAGTGCTGTTTTAAGGAATAGTATAGAGGTAAGGAAGGCAGGCGTAGAAACTTTATCAGATAATATATTCGCAGGAGCTATTGTCAGGGGAACAGTAGATGAATCAGAATTACCATATTTTGTGACAGATGCTGATAAGACTGCTTTAACTGTTAGAATAAGATTTGCTTAAAAATAATGATCAAAACAAATAAAATAATAAGAGGTGAATAAATAATGGAATATTCATTATTAAAATCAGCAATTAATAAGAAAAACATGCAAGCGTATTTAAACGCTAGAGTATACGAAAAATTATTTTGGCCTACTTTTTTCCCTTTAAAATGGACCCCATACCTATCATATGAAACATTAATCGGTTCTAAGGGAAACAGAGTAGCTGCTGACGTAGTAGCTTATGACGTAAGCGCACCATTAAAAACAAGGAAGGTAGTAAGTAAATTATCAGGAGAGATCCCTGCCATTAGAATGAAAAAGAAAATGACAGAAAAGGATCTTAACACCTATAATATCATGAAAGCTGCTGCCAAACCCGAACAGAATGCCTTACTCGATCTTATCTTTGGGGATATAGATGCTTGTGTGGATGGTGCAAATGCCAGATTGGAATGGATAGTATTCCAAGCATTATCTAAAGGACTAATAACGCTTTCTACAACTACAAATGCCGGAGGAGTGATAACTGAAGCTGATATAGATTTTGGCCTTCCCTCGGGCAATAAAGCTTATGTTGGAGGGACTGCTGCAAATAGACACTGGACTACTGCTTTATATGCAACTTCACAACCTATAACAGATATAGAAGCCGTTTTAGAAACAGCAAGAGATAATGATGTAAAAATAGAAAATATCTTAATGAATAGATCTAAATGGTTAGCATTTAGAGTATCAAGCCAGGTAAAGGACTTTATTATTCCTTTTGCCTTATACGGCGGGACTAAAAAACAGAGGGCACCAACGTTAGAAATAGCCAATGAAGCTTTGAAATCTGAAGGGTTCCCTACTATAATCATAATAGATACCAGAATAAGTTATGAAGACGCAAATCATACTATTGTAACGGTTGACCCCTGGCTGGATAGCGCTGGCGCAGATAGATATGTAACATTCCTCGAAGAATTAAAATGTGGGGATATGCTTTATGGTCCAATAGCGGAAGAAACTAATCCTCCGAAACAAGTATTGCAAGCTAAAAAAGGACCAATCTTAATTTCTAAATGGAGTAACGTTGATCCCGTAGCCGAATATACAAAGAGCGAATTGAATGCATTCCCATCTTGGCCTACAATAGATAGAATGTTTAGTCTCGATACTGAGTCTCATACCAGTTGGGGCGCATAAAGTAGAAAGTAGACAGGAGTACAAATAGATGACTAATAAAGAAGCTCTACAATCGCAAACTGAATATGATAATGATAATTTATTAGAGAAACTTCTCCTAGATAGAGGATTGACACCCGGAGGGACTTATGCGGCAACTAATGCTAAGAAAATAGATTTATGTGCCGCATCCCTCTATTTTACTCTTGCTGCACATCCGGAACTAAGAGAAGGGTCTTTTGCGACTAAATATAATGGAACCCAATTGCTTGCAATGTCAAAAATAATCTTGAAAAAATATGATGAGGATATAGCGACAATCGATGGGGATGCAATATGGTAATAAAAAGATATCCACATACAGCGACCTTAAATTATTATACTCCGGGAACTTATAACACTGTTGGAGCGTATACCCCCGGCACGTTAGTAACAATAGGTATAACTTGTAATATACAACCGAATTCAACTAAATATATTTTAGGGGCTTCTGGGGATAAAATAGGTTATAGTTGGCATGTCCTTTCTCAAAACTTTCCCGGCGCGAGTAGCGTTCCCGATGGAGCTAAGTTAGAATTTTTTAACAAAGAACATATAATATTACAATTATTTCCATATCAGAAACATACGGAGATTAAATGCTAATATGCCATTAATACCTGGATTTTCTCAAGGCGATATAAACAGACGGATAGATAGATGGGTAGTCAGTATTGAGCAAAGAATCATCTGGGCTTTAGCCATGACAGGTGAAGCATTTGTTAATGACGCTAGAAGTACAAGAACATACAAAGACCAAACTGGGAATCTAAGAAGCTCAATTGGGTATATTATTGCAAGAGATGGAGTAATTATCCAGGAAAACATCGAAGGTAAAGCGGAAGGTAAGGCCAGAGCAAGAGAAACAGCAAAAGAGGTATTAAGGGAGAATTCTAAAGGATTTGTCCTAATTGTGGTAGCTGGTATGGAATATGCAGCGGCTGTAGAATCAAAAGGATATGATGTAATAACCGGAAGTATACCGGCAGCGAAGGCTCTTCTGAAATCAAAAATAAAGGAATATAGAATAAGATGAAGACCACAATTGATATATTAGATATATTATATCCGATAATCAACATAGCTTCTATAAAGGCTACAATCGATGGTAGGATATACCGCAATAAAAAGCCTTTAAATTCTGAATTACAGGATATCGTAATACTTCCTTTATCTAACTATACCGGAGACGAAATAATAAATGACGCTACGATTATGATCAATTGTTTTTGCAAGAATTTTGATAATGGAACTCCGGATATAACAAAACTAAGGGCAACTATCAACGCAGTAGTAGCCGTGATAGAAGCCTATAATAGTACATCTAACTACTATATTTTTGCAATAACTAATCAAATATTATTACAAGACATTGACCAAGCCACGATGAGCTATATAAATTTAAGAATAAATTGTTTAATTGAAAAATAAAACGAAAGAGGTGAATAAATAATGAGTAATATTAGATTAATCGGATTGGAGAGCATAAGGATCGGAGATGTAGGGGTAACTGGTGCAATGGGTACTACCTTAACTTCTATGGTGGCTACTGTGCCCGATAGCGCACATCTTATCTTGGAAGCTCCTGGAACTACTGATCTTTATGTAGAAGAAGAAGATCTTCCTGATATCTCTATATTAGGTACAGCGAAAAAGAGTCTTGAGTTCGCTACAAGGGATATAGGTGGAGCTGTATTATTGGAAGCTTTTGGAGGTAGTTATATCACTACTACAGGAGTATGGAGTGCACCTGTAACAGCGGTTGTAATCAAAGAGAGCTGTATAGAAGCAATCTCTAAGACTTATAATGGCAAGAAGCTGAAAATAGAGATCCCCAGAGCTTCTATCAAAACTGGTGGAGATTTAAGATTTACTAAAACCGAATCAGGTCAAATAACTTTTTCATGTGACGTGAAAGTGCCTGCTTCCGCAACTCAGATTTCTCCATTGGTTATTACACAGGTCTAAAGAGATATGAACCATTTATTGCCCGTCCTGATTTAGAAATATTTTAGGACGGGTGTAAATTTAAAAAGGAGAGAAAAATATGGCAAAAAATAAAAAAGAAAAAGAAATTAAGAATAAGCTCGGGGCCCCGAGTGCTAATAAATCTAATAAAATTATCCGGCAAGATGCAATCGATTCTATCTTAGAAAAAGGGGTAGACTTTGAGATAACCACAACTAATATAAGTATATTCCATAAACTTCATTTAAAACCTATTAAAAGAAAATTTGTTATTTACCCTATTAAGATGGGAACATTATTAAAAATCAGTGAGATTTTATTGGATCTGGATACTGAGGAATTAACAAACGTTATGAAAAATGGCGATAAAGAAATAAATTTATTAGATTTAGGGGCAAAAAACATAATCGAGAATAAAGATAAACTGATTATGATGATAGCTTATGGGATTACTAACAGCGAGAAAGAACCATCAAAAAATCTAATTAAGTTTCTAAATGAAAATTTAACTGCAAAGGAGGGGTTGAAGCTTATGACACTCGTTGTTCAACAAATGGATGTATCCCCTTTTTTGGCCAGTTTGGTCTCGATAAAGGGGATGAATCTTCTAGAGACAAAGAAGAAGAAGCAAACCCCTGGAGAATCATCGGAGGATTAATGCATTATTTTCCTGAGATGTCTATGAGAGATATCCTGTGGGGTTATAGCTACACAAACCTTGCAATGCTGATGAGCAGCGTACCTTCATACATCGCCGATAAAGAGAAAAAGAAAGATTTGGAAATAAAGGATATAGGAGAATTAAAAGGGTTAATATAAAAAAGGGGGAACAATGGATAAGGAAATAAAAAAGGTAATAGGGAAATTCCTGGCCAATTGGAAAAAGAAAAATTGGGTAAAGATGACAAGATATACCCAATTAACATGGAGAAAAAATCATGAGAATAATATTAAATGGTTAGAAGGCTGGTTCTGGAAAAAGGATTTAAGAAAATGGAAAATAGTCAATACCAAAATTATAGGCGAAGCTTGCAAAGATGTTTATATTGAAATTGATTATGGAGAAGGAGTAAAGAATATAAAGGCAAGAGTTATTTGCGAGATCGCACCATATAAACCGGATATAAAAGGTATATGGGGTGTGAATCCTATTAGTTGTTTAAAGGAGTTTTAGATGGAGAATAAACCAAAATTATCAATATGTATGATCGCAAAGAATGAAGAGGCAAATCTGCAACGCTGTCTAGATTCATTTTTGCCGATCATTATGATGAAAGATGATAAAACGTTAGAATCACTCACCGAATTAATTGTAGTAGATACAGGATCAACTGATAGAACAATTAATATAGCTAAAAAATTTACTAATAAAGTATATGCTAAAGAATTTATCCCCTGGGATTTTAGCAAAGCCCGGAATTTTGGTATTAAAAAAGCTATTGGAGATAAGATCCTTATTGTGGACGCTGACGAGGAATTAAGGCAAGAATCCATTTACAGATTGGAAGATATAATCTTAAACCCAAAATATAAGGAACCTTCAATATTCGTAAATATATATAATTATTATAAAAGGGACTTAAAGCAATATTCTGAAATGTTGCAACCAAGAATATTTATAAATAAAGACAACTTCCACTATGAACACGCTGTTCATAATAAACCAATATGTAGGGTCCCGTACCTTTTCGCTCCTGATGTGATATTTAACCATTATGGCTATATCTTCCAGGGTGAAAAGGGTGGAAAACTATTAGGCAGTAAGATGGAACGCAGTCTACCAATGCTAGAAAGAGAATACAAAAGAGATCCGGACAATCTACATAATCTAACTCACTTGGTGAAAACTTATTATGTGGTCCGTGATTTTGAAAATACAATCAAATATGGCAAAATTTGGATGAAACAAATGAGAAAAGCAGAATTTAATGAAGGGTGGAATGCTTTCTTAGAGTGTTTTGTCAATATAGTGGGGTCATATTTAGCATTTGATGATATAAAAAATGCTGAAAAGACAGAAAGAGAAGCCTGTCATTACTCGAGCAGGATATCACAAATATATCTTATGCTAGGGAATTATTATGCTGGTAAGAATGATGAAAAAGCTAAAGAATATTTTTTAGTAGCAGTTGATATTTGTAGCACACAAGGGAGCTTATACGAGAGACTACTGATTAGTAATACAAAAATTGTGCTTCCTGAGATATTAAATTGGTTGAGTATTTATTATTTCGAACGAAAGAATTACAAAAAAGCCGGAGAAATGATGAATAAGGGAATAAACCTCAATAATGGACGTTTGCCATTAAGGTGGGATATTTTTTCGGCTACAAAAAAGTGCAGACAAAGATTGATTAAGGGAGATAAATAAATGCCGACTGGAGTATATAAACGTTCAAAAGAAGCTATAGAGAATAATAGGATTAGTCATTTAGGTAAAATCCCCTGGAATAAAGGGAAAACGGGAATTTATTCCGAAGAAACTTTAGAAAAAATGAGAGAAGGCAGAAATTCACAACAGACTGAATTCAAAAAAGGACATATCGGTTGGAATAAGGGAGGATATCGATCCGAAAAAGTTAAAGAAAAGATAAGTAAAGCGAACAAAGGTAAACATTTTAATATCAATACTGAATTTGAAAAAGGTGAAAATCATCCTAATTATGGTAAAAAAGGGAAAGATTGTCCATTATGGAAAGGTGGTATTACTCCCCTTTTACAACAAATAAGACATAACTTTAAATATCGTCAATGGCGTTCTGATGTATTCACGAGAGATAACTTTACTTGCCAGGATTGTGGAGATGATAAAGGTGGTAATTTAGAAGCTCATCATAAAAAAACTTTATCTTCTATCTTACAATATTATGAAATTACTACCTTAGAAGGAGCTATGAGTTGTGAAGAATTATGGAATATAAATAATGGGATTACTTTATGTAAAGATTGTCATAAAAAATTACATAAAAAAATAAATTTAATTAAGGCGGTATAATATGGCACTTGATGTTTCAGGGAGTTCTTCATTATTCTGGAATACCGGAATAAATAATGCCGGACTCATAGCTGGATCTACTCAAGCTAAAGGTATATTAGCAGGTTTATCAAAATCTATAACACGTATGGACATTTTCGCAGGTTTAGCGATAGGTTCAGCTCTTGTCTTTGCAAAGATGTCTAAGCAAGCCTACAATTTCGCAAAAGAATTCGAAACAGCGATGAAAGAAGTCCAGACCATCTCAAAAGCCGTTCAAAATGACTTCAAAGGGATCTCTCAAGAAATAATTGATATGTCAAAGACCGTACCCGATAATGCCCAAAAACTAACCAAAGCACTCTATCAGATTGTCAGTGCTGGTTATGACGGTGCGGAAGCTATGAAGATACTCCGGACCTCTACAGAACTTGCTGTCGCTTCTGTTACCGATACATTCACTGCTGCCGATACTCTAACCTATGTAATGAATGCTTATGGTAAAGCCGCTGGAACTGCCGCACTGATATCAGATAAACTATTTACTATAGTGAAATTAGGTAAAGTTAAGATGGAAGAATTGGGACCAACTATCTCTATGGTAACAGGACTAGCTGCAGAAGCCGGATTGGGATTTAATGAACTTGCCGCAATGTATGCCGAAGCAGTAAAGAAAATACAACCGCATATTGTTTCTACGGGCATAAGAGGAATATTAACAGCTATGTTGCGTGTTTCAAAAGGTACGGGCGAAGCAGCAGATAAAGCAAGAGAATTAGGAATAGAATTTGATATAGCTGCCTTAAAATCCAAAGGATTTAAACAGATTCTACAAGATATAATAAAAGCAACTAAAGGGAACGAAGGTGCTTTAATGGAATTATTTCCTAATGTACGTGGACTTATTGGATTACTTGCGGTTATGACGGACGAAGGGGAAGCATATAATAAAACTTTACATGAGATAGAAAATTCATTAGGCGCTACCGATAAAGCCTTCAAAACTATGGTGGATACTACCGAAAATCAATTAGCAATCCTAAGAAACAATGTAATGGCAAAATTAAAACCACTTGGCGATAATATACTTGCTTTCATGAATGAGATAGCTAGTGGGATTAATATCGCTATGAGCGGGGCAAACGATGAACTCTCTAAATTGACAAGAAGTTTTTCGGAATTAACCGATACTTTACAGAGGAAACAAAGTAGAATTGATGATTTAATCGCCACAATAGAAAATCTAAGAGGTAAAACAGAACTCACTAAAACTGAAACAATTAAATTAGAAGCTGCTGAGAGAGCCTTAGCTATATATTTCCCCACTCTCGGAAAAGCTGCCGAAGATGCTGCGGGTTCAATCGATATCTTAACCTTAGCTAAAGAAGGAACTATAGATCTGAGTATAAAGATCATGAAATTAGAGTTAGAACAGGCTAAAATCGAAATGCGGCGAGCTGATTTGGCCAAAGAATTATATGATAGAAAAGAAGATGAGGGAAACAAAGAAATAAGAAGGATCAAAAAACAAATAGAAGCCGAAAAAGAATTAACGGAATTCATATTAACTGGCGGGGTAGAAGGGTTATTTAAACAAGAACAACTAAATGATATGATGGAAATACGGTTAAGAGATAATGTTGAATATCTTAAGTTAACAAATGAATTATCTTTAGCTACTGAAAAAAGGTCATTAGAAGAAGATCAATTAATTCTTAATCAAGAAAAATCAAGGATTGAAGTAGATGCTTTGAATGATTCATTAAAAGAATTAATAGAAACAAGGGAAAGGCCGGTTGCCGTTCCCGAGGCTCCGGATGGGGGACCACCAAAGAAAGATCCTATAATCATTATTACAGATACAGAAGTTGAAGAGGTGAAAGATAGATTAAAATATATGGCAAGCCAACACAAAAGATACCTTGCCGATGTAGCTGAATTCGGCGTGGAATACGTAGAAGAACATAATGCTCAATTGGCCGAAGACGGTGAAAATTATGCTGAATATCTAGATAATATGTTGGAAATGTATG